ATGGCTCTGATTTACAGTACTCCGGTACTTGATTCACTTAAAGCCGCAACATCGTTACATGACCTTGCGCAGCTTCTCAAGCTGAAGCCTGCAGTTTTAGCAATGCAGATTTATAAAAAAGATAAGAGGACGGATTGGTATACCTCTTTTGAAATAAAGAAAAAGCATGGTGGAGTGCGCAAAATAAATGCACCCGAAAAGCACCTTAAATTAATACAATCACGACTCTCCAAGATTCTGCAAGACTGTCAATTGGAAATAGCTCTTTTGAACGGGCATAAAGAAGGTCCTGACAGACAGGGTATAGCGCATGGTTTTAAACGCCACCACTCAATAATGACCAATGGGCGACCGCATGTTAATCGCCAATTTGTGTTCAACGTAGATCTTCAAGATTTTTTTGAGACAATTAACTTTGGCCGAGTTCGCGCCTTTTTTCAGAAAAATAAAAATTTCGCGCTCAATCCAAAAGTCTCCGAAATACTTGCACACATTATTTGCTACAAAGGGAGTATCCCACAAGGAAGTCCTTGTTCACCTGTTGTCTCCAATCTTATTAGCCATTCAATGGATACTCTTTTAGCAAAAGCAGCAAAAATAAACGGCGCAACATATACGAGATACGCTGATGACCTCACTTTCAGTACAAATAGAAAAGTTTTTCCGGCCCTGATCGCAAAAAAAATTAGTGCTAATGAATGGGAGCCTGGAGCCACTCTTTTAGGAGTTGTCACCAAGAGCGGGTTTTGTTTTAACAAAAATAAAACACGTATGCAATACAAAGACTCTAGACAAGAGGTCACCGGGCTAAGCGTCAATAAGAAAGTTAATGTAACAGCAGACTACAGATACACCACCAGAGCAATGGTTCACAAGTTATTCACGGATGGGAAGTTTGTTTTTTGCTATAAGGTCAAAAACTCACATGGTGAGAAAGAGATTTTTCAAGAGATCGAGGGGCGAGCATCGCAGCTCTTGGGGCGCCTTACACACATTGATCATGTTGACCAATTTAATGAATTAATTCGAAAAAAAAATGGCTTGCCTTCAGCTCTTCCGGAGGGAAGATTAAAGCTTTTTCGAAATTTTCTTTACTTCTATCATTTTTATATGCCCGACCAGCCAGTTATTCTCTGCGAGGGAAAAACAGACAACATCTATTTAAAGTGTGCCCTTAAAGCAAATGCTGCTGCATTTCCAAAAATTGTTGAGGTGAGTACAGGCTCGCCCCCAACGCTTAAAGTTAGATTATTCAAATACTCAGAGCGTCGAACGGGAGTTGTCACCGACCTGAGCGGAGGTGTTGGGGGGATATGCAAACTTCTTAAGAACTTTGACTCAAACCTGAGCATGTGGAATTCTGGCCCGAAACCAGCCCATCCCGTGATAATAGTAATCGACAATGACAGCGGCGCACAAAAGATTTACCAAGCGATAGCCGGTATAACTAAGAAGCCAAAACCAAGTGGCCGCAATAAGTTCATCCACGTTATCGAAAACATATATGTTGTACCCACACCGCCGGCCAAGGGAATTACCAATACAGATATTGAGTGCCTATTTGCTGATGCGACACTCAATGAGGAGCTGAGTGGAAAGAAATTCAATAAATCAAAAGAAATTGAAGATTCATCAGAATATGGGAAAACTGCCTTTGCTATAAATATAGTTGCAAAAAAATCTGGCGAAATAGATTTCACTGGCTTCGTCCCTCTCCTAGAAAGAATTCAGGAAGCAATGGATCACTATTACAAAAGCATAAAGAAATTTAAAAAATAACATTGCCACTTGAATTATTTCGATCACTCTAGTCAGCGATAATTCCTCGTTCGATCCGCGCTGATTGCTTTAGACAGCCCAGATTTGCTGATGTAAATTCCAGCTATACGCGTAAAAGCTATAACAATGTCTTGAGGCAAGTGAGACGCTTATGGCTCCGTTTACTTGGCTCACGCAATGGCCTCCTTCACCGCAGTTGACCTCTCCAAGCTCCAAGCCCCGAACTTAATTGAGGCGCTGGACTTCGAGACGATCTTCGCCGAGGCGCTTGCCCAGTTTCGCAAGCTGATGCCGGAGTTCTCCGCGCTCACGGAAGCCGACCCGGTCCACAAAATTCTGCAACTGTTCGCAGCCCGCGAGCTACTCCTCCGACAACGCGCCAACGACAAGGCCCAGCAGACCATGCTGGCCTTCGCCACCGGCACCAACCTCGATCACCTGGGCGCGCTATTCGGCGTCGCGCGCCTGGTGCTCGATACGGGCCAACCGGAGAAGGGCATTGCACCGACCTACGAGTCGGACGTGGACTTCCGTCGCCGGATCCAGCTGGCGCCGGAGGGCTTCAGTGTTGCCGGCCCCGAGGGCGCCTACATCTATCACGCGCTCAGTGCAGCAGCCGATGTCATGGACGCCAGCGCCACCAGCCCCGCGCCTGGCCAAGTTCTGGTCACGGTCCAATCGCGCACGGGCAACGGCACGGCTCCCCAGGCATTGTTGGACGAGGTCGCTGCCATCCTCACCAACGACGACGTGCGCCCGCTGACCGACAATGTCACGGTCCAGAGCGCCCAGATCGTCCCGTATGCCATTCGTGGGCGCGTCTACACCTATGCTGGCCCCGACTCGGCGGTGGTCATGCGCGAGGCGATGCGTAGCCTGCTGGCGTATCTGGACGAGGCACACCGCATCGGGCGCGACGTACCCGAGTCGGCCATCAAGGCAAAGCTATTCGCAGATGGCGTGCAGCGCGTGGAGCTGGACTCGCCTGCAGCCGACATTCGGATCAGCCGCACCCAGGCTGCGTACTGCACATCAATCGACATCGTGCACGCCGGCATCGATGAGTAACTCCCCGCTGCCGCCCAATGCCACGCCGATGGAGCGCGCCCTGGCCGCCGTTGCGGCGCGCCTGGAAGCGATCCCGTTGCCATATCCAGACCTGTGGAATCCGGACACGTGCCCAGCCGGCCATCTGCCGTGGCTGGCGTGGACGCTCTCGGTTGACGACTGGAAGGCCGACTGGAGCGATGCGGTCAAGCGCTCTCGCTTACGCAGCGCCATGGCGATCCAGCGCCGCAAGGGCACAGCCAATAGCGTCCGCATGGTGGTGGCCTCGTTTGGGGGTGCGGTAACCATCCGAGAGTGGTGGCAGCAGCAGCCACGCGGCCAGCCGCATACCTTCGAGCTGACGCTCACGCTCAATGGATCCGATGGGCGGGCTGCGAGCGCTCGATTTGTCGATGAGGTCATCGCCGAGGTCGAGCGCACCAAGCCAGTCCGCTCGCATTTTGGCTTCGTGCAAGGGCTGCAAACCACCGGCAACGTCTCGCTGGTGACTGGTATTCGCATCATCAACTACCGCCGTCTGTCGATGACGGCGCAGGGATAAGCCATGGCATTACAACTGGTTCTCACCACCGCTGGTCGTGCAGCGCTGATCAACGCCGAGAAGAACGGCACCACAGCCGTCAAGGTGTCCAGCATCGGTTTCACGGCGGCGGCATTCACTGCAACAGATGACTTGAAGACAATCCCAGGCCAGCACCTAACGCTCTCCAGCATCTCAGGCGGCACCACGTCGTCCACCACCATCCACGTCACTGTCAGCGACACAAGCCGGGCCACCTATGAGGTTCGCGGTTTTGGGCTGTATCTGGAAAACGGCACGCTGCTTGGCAGCTATTCCCAGCCCGAACTGATCATGGAAAAGGCGGCTGCATCTGACCTGCTGATGTCGGCCGACATCCTGTTCTCCGGCGTCACCGTGTCTTCGGTGACGTTCGGCAATGCCAACTTCACCAATCCGGCCGCGACTACGGAGAAGGAAGGCATCGCTGAACTTGCCACGCGCGCAGAGACCATTGCAGGCACAGACGCGCAGCGTGCCGTCACACCTGACGCATTGAAAGCCGCGATCGACAGCCGCAGTGGCCGTGCGCGCTTCGAGGCGTCCGGCACCTTCGTCGTTCCGGCCGGGGTAACTGGGATCTACGTCAGCGGCTGTGCAGGCGGCGGTGGTGGCGGTGGCGGCGGAACCCGCGCCGAGAAATCCAATGGGTCTGGGGTCTACACCGCAACTGGCGGTGGCGGCGGAGGCGCTGGGCAGTCGATTCAGCGCGTGCGCTTTGCGGTCACACCTGGCGTCAGCCTTCCGATCGTCATCGGTGCCGGTGGATCAGCTGGCGCAGGCTCACGGACGGATGGTGCATCTGGAGCCGCCGGTAATGCTGGGGGTGCGACGGTCATCGGCAACCTCATCACCCTGGCCGGGGGTCAGGGCGGCGGAGGTGGGTTCGCCGGCGCCAATCAGGTGGGTGGTGCAACCGGCGGAGATGGCTACCCAGCCGGCGGGGACTCCGCATCAATCGCTGCGGTCGCTCCTTATGGCCCTGCAGGAACCGGTGGCTCGTGCCCGTTCGGCGGCGGCGGGCCTGGCGGTCGCAGTGCAGGCGACACCACGTCAGCCAGTCGCAAGGGTTTCGGCTTTGGTGCTGGCGGCGGTGGTGGCGGCGGCGTGTCCAACGGCGCCGGCGCTGGCACGTTCGGCAAGGATGGGGCCACCGGGTGCCCCGGCTTCGTTTTCATCGAGTGGTGCTGATATGACGATTGGACGTTACGCGATGATCCAAACCGGGACCGACGTGGTGGTCAACATCATCGTTTCCGATAGCGGCTTCACCATTGACGGTTTCGAGTTCCGCGCACTCCAAGACAAGACCGTGTGCGAGCCTGGCATGTACTTCAATCGCGGTGACGGGCTGTACTACTTCGACGCGCAGTTCACCCAGCGCGAAGTCATCGCACCTGAGCCGCCTGCCAATTTGTAGTATCGCTGCGCTGCGTAAATCACGCAGCTACAGCACAACTGCGGTGTCATCCTGCACGCGCGCGACGACCATGACTGCATGGGCAACGCATCCTCCGCACTGAGTAACGCCATTCGTCTCGGCACTGTCGCCGAGGTGAATCTCGCCACCGCGCGATGCCGTGTACAGGTCGGCGAGATGCTGACCGACTATCTGCCTTGGGTGGTCACCCTGGCCGGCACCACCATCATCTGGTCGGCGCCGGCAATCGGCGAGCAAGTCGTGGTGCTGTCGCCGGCCGGCGACCTGGCCGATGGCCTGGTGCTACGCGGCTTGTACTCCGACCAATTCGCAGCGCCTGCCGCATCCGACACGCTACACGTGCTGCGCTTTACCGATGGCGCGCAGATCCACTACGACACCGAGGCGCACGCGCTGCAGGCGACATTGCCCAGCGGCGGCACCGCGACCATTACCGCCGATGGCGGCATCACGCTCAACGGCCCGCTGACGGTCAACGGCGAAACGATGCTCAATGGTGATGCCACCATCACCGGTACCGCGACGGCAACCACCGACGTGCTCGGCGGCGGGATCAGCCTCAAGCACCACAAGACCACCGGCGTGACCGCCGGTCGCGCGCTCAGCGGCGGCCCGGAGCAATAGGCCAATGTACTCAAGATTAACCTTAGAGTGGCTAACAAAACTACTGTGCAGTCGTCAGGCGAGCACGACCGGTACTCGGAACGGCATGTACCAATCTTAGACTTCCGTCCCTCCGTGCCGTCCACACCCACCTGACGAATGCTCTGTAAATTTTTTAACCACTTTTAGATGCTTTTTAAGAAATCCTTTGCGTTTAAATAATCATTCACGTAGTCCGTTGGAGCATCGTTAAAAGCAGACCAATCGCCATCTGGACTCACATAGACTTGATTAAGATTGTTCGTGCTAGAGGCTAAGTCCCAGCAACTATTATTTTCTCTTAATCCACGAACCAGTGCTGAAGCAGCCTGTGGACCCGCCGGAGATTTCGTCCTCATTTTGGTGAAGCGATCCATCTTTGAATTCTCTGCAGGTTCTGCCGCAAGCGCTTCACTAAGCGAGGGGTTTGGCTCTGCTGGGCCTGGAGGATAAGACATCAAGGGGATTGGAGTGGAGCTTTCTAGTCTCTCTCCATAAGTATGAACCTTCTTCAGCATTGGCCACGGATCAACCACGACTGCATGGTCACCTACCGTTCTATCGCGCCAGTCTCCGATTATCACGTAATTGTGATCCTGCCCACTATCCCTAACCTGAATTACTGGCATTTTTCGAGGCATGCTACGTAGTTCAGCTGCACTCAATCGTCGATGTTCCCCACAGCTGCCTCCGCCAAACTCTTTAACTGTTTTCAGCTCCTCAAATTCGTCAGAGCAATGCCCTCCATTAATCATGTCACGGGCTAATTTCATACGAGTCCAGCTACGACCGCCGCTCATGCATATTGCTGCCTCTTGATTTCCAGGGCCATCAGGGAACGTCTTATAACCTGTTTTCTTCACAACCCTGCTTGCCAGCCCCATCGCCTCAAAGGTCTTACGGGAAACGGCAACCGGATCAGGTGAAAAATTTCCTGTGATTTCTTGCAGGCGGTCATCATGGATATCGCACAGAGGTGACCATTCGCGAACTACTGAACTTGAGGAGCCAGATCGATTGACGGGCATAGCAGAATCTCTTGCTAGATTGAGAATTTGAATTTAGCGAAAAAAAAACGATAACAAGTCCTGGATCCCGAATCGAAGAACGCCGTAGCGAAGCATTCCCAATCAATGGCTGTAGTGTCCAATCAACCGTTAGCCGTTTACGTAAATAATTTATCCACAGGTCGAATTTGTATTTGCAGATCAACAATAAGTAAATCGATGGTGACATATTCAAAGCAGCCAAATGCACCAAAATTCTGAAAAAAAATTCCCCATCTCAACTAGTCAAAGGATATCGAAGTGGTTGGAATTGATATGACAACTGGTCTGTGTATCGAGGGCGAGCAGCACTTGGCCCAGTCGATCGCCTGCATCCTCACCACGCCTATCGGCACGCGCGAGCAGCGCCGCGACTTCGGCTCGCTACTGCCCGAGCTGATCGACCAGCCATTCAACGGCGCCACCCGCACGCTGCTCTACGGCGCTACGGCCACCGCATTAATGCGCTGGGAGCCGCGCCTGCGCCTGACCCGCGTCACCCTGGTCATCGGCGATACGCCTGGCAGCTTCGTGCTGACGATTGAGGGCGAACGCACCGACGTTGCTCCCGCCAATGCGCGCTCGCGCATGACCATCCCGCTCCGCTTCCGCTCGTCCTGATCGAGGAACCTATGTCTACTGCCTACCACCACGGCGTTCGCGTCATCGAAGTCATCGAAGTCAGCGCGGGCACGCGCACCATCCGCACCGTCTCCACTGCTGTCGTCGGCCTGGTCGCCACGGCCGCCGATGCGGACGAGACCATCTTCCCGCTCAACAAGGCGGTGCTGATCACCGACGTGCTCGGTGCGGTCGCCAGCGCCGGCACCAAGGGCACCTTGCGCGCCACGCTGCAGGGCATTGCCGACCAGACCAACCAGGTGACCATCGTCGTGCGTGTGGCAGACGGCGAAGATGCAGCCAAGACGTCCAGCAACGTCATCGGCGAGGCCAAGTCCAGCGGCTACACCGGCCTGTATGCCTTGCTCGCCGCGCAGGCACAGCTGGGCGTGCGGCCGCGCATCCTGGGCGCACCTGGCCTGGACACGCTGCCGGTGGCCAAGGCGCTGGCGACCATCGCCAAGAAGCTGCGCGCCATGGCCTATGTGCGGCCGGTCGCCGAAACCGTCGCCGAGGCAGTCACCTACCGCGGCCAGTTCAGCGACCGCGAGCTGATGCTGATCTGGCCGGACTTCCTGGCGTTCGATACCACCACCAGCACCAAGACCGCCGCATATGCCACCGCGCGTGCGCTCGGCCTGCGCGCCAAGATCGACACCGAACAGGGCTGGCACAAGAGCCTGTCCAATGTGCCCGTGGCCGGCGTCACTGGCGTTTCCAAGGATGTGCATTGGGATCTGCAGGATCCGGCCACCGATGCGGGTGTGCTCAACGAGGGCGACATCACCACGTTGGTCAACTTCAACGGTCAACGCTTCTGGGGATCGCGCACGTGCGCGGAGGACAACATGTTCGCCTTCGAGACGGCCACGCGTACCGCCCAGGTCCTGGCCGACACCATCGCCGAGGGCGTGGCGTTCTACGTCGACAAGCCGATGCATCCCTCGCTGGTCAAAGACATCGTCGAAGACATCAACGCCAAGTTCCGCGACCTGAAGGCGTCCGGCTACCTGATCGATGCCACCGCCTGGTTCGACGGCACCGTCAACAGCGCCACCACGCTCGCCGATGGCGCGCTGCGCATCGACTACGACTACACGCCAGTACCGCCGCTGGAGAACCTGCAGCTGTACCAGAAGATCACCACCAGCTACCTGGCCGACTTCGCCGAACGCGTCAACGCGTAACGCACCCGCCTTAGATTCCCGGAGAAACCCATGGCTTTGCCCAAGAAACTTAAAGCGCTCAACCTGTTCAACAACGGTGAGAGCTATCTCGGCCAGGTGGTCGAAGTGAAGCTGCCCACGCTGTCCCGCAAGATGGAGGAATATCGCGGTGGCGGCATGAATGGCCCGGTCGACATCGACTTTGGCCAGGAGAAGATCGAGCTCGAATGGAAGTGCGGCGGCATGATGCGCAGCGTGCTGAATCAGTACGGCGCCACCACGCACAACGCCGTGCAGCTGCGCTTTGCCGGCGCCTACCAGCGCGACGACACCGCAGAAGTCGATGCAGTGGAGGTGGTCGTGCGCGGCCGCCACAGCGAGATCGATCCGGGCACCGGCAAGTCCGGCGATGACACCGAGTTTTCGGTCAAGACCTCGGCCAGCTACTACAAGCTGACCATCAACGGCACCACCGTGATCGAGATCGATTTCGTGAACATGACCGAGATCGTCAATGGCGTGGATCTGCTCGCCGCCCAACGCCGCGCCATCGGCGCCTGACCCTTCCGGCCTGGCGCCGCCGGGCCTTTGTCCTGAGACCATTCCGATGACCCCGACGTTTTCCCCAGCCGTTCCCCTCGACCAGCCCATCACGCGCGGCGAGCAGACCATCACCCAGATCAACGTGCGCAAGCCCGGGGCCGGCGAGCTGCGCGGCCTCAAGCTCACCGACGTGCTGCAGCTGGATGTCACCGCACTGGCAACGCTGCTGCCGCGTATTTCTTCGCCCACGCTGACCACCGCCGACGTCAACGCGATGGATCCGGCAGACCTGCTGGCCGTGGGCCAGGAGGTGCAGGTTTTTTTCTTGCCCAAGGCACAGAGGGAAGCGGACTTCCCGACTGCGTAGAGGATGCGATGGCCGACATCGCGGCCATCTTCCATTGGCCGCCGTCTGAAATGGACGGCTGGTCGCTGCACGAACTCACGGCGTGGCGCGAGCGTGCCCGCCTGCGAAGCGGAGCCGAATGATGCCCCACCCAACGAACGAGGCCGCCTAAATGGCGGCCTCCGACAATCTGCGCCTGCAGGTCATCCTGGCCGCCGTCGATCGCGCCACCGGCCCGTTCCGGCGTGTGCTCAATGGCAGCCGTGGCGTTGCCACCGCACTGCGCAATCAGCGCGACGCGCTGCGTCAACTCAACAGCCAACACCGCGACATCGGCGCCTATCGCGAGCAGGTCGCGCTGGCACAGCGCGCCAAGGCCGCGCTCGATGCGCAGCGGCAATCGGTACGCACGCTTGCCCAACAGATGAAGGCCGCCGGCACACCCACGGCGGCGATGAATGCCGAGTTCGAGCGCGCCGTGCGCACCGCCCGCGAGCTCAAGACCGCACACGGCGCGCAGGAAGCCGGCCTGCAGCGGCTGCGCGGCCGGCTGGAGACGGCCGGGATCAGCACGCGCGAGCTCGTCACCCACGAGCGTCGCCTACGCAGCGAGATCGAGAGCACCAACACCGCCATGCGCGCCCAGCAGCAGCGCCTGGTGGCGATCGACGCCGCACAGCGCAGCAGCGCCCGCATCCAGAGCGCCGGCCTGCAGGCAAGCGCCTATGGCGCCGGTATGGCGTTCGCCGGCCAGCGGGCCTTGCGCGCCTCCGCACTGCCGATCAGCGATGCGATGGAATTCGAGTCGGCGATGGCGGACGTGCGCAAGGTCGTGGACTTCAGCACGCCGCAGCAGTTCGCCCAGATGGGCCGCGATGTGGAGAACCTCTCCATGCGCCTGCCGATGCTGCCGGCGGATATCGCCAAGATCGTCGCGGCCGCCGGCCAAGCGTCCATCCCGCGCCAGGAGCTGGTCCGCTTCGCTGAGGACGCGGCGAAGATGGGCGTGGCATTCGACAGCAGCGCAGAGGAAGCCGGCCAGACGATGGCGACCTGGCGCACGGCGTTTCGCATGGGCCAGGCCGAGGTGGTCGTGCTGGCCGACAAGATCAACTACCTCGGCAACACCGGCCCGGCGAGCGTCAACAAGATCAGCGCGGTAGTGAACCGCATCGGTGCCCTGGGCGAAGTCGCCGGCCTGCAGAGCGGGCCCCTGGCGGCCCTCGGCGCCACCGTCGCCGGTATGGGTATCGAGTCGGAGGTTTCGGCCACCGGCATCAAGAACATGCTGCTCACCCTGGCCTCGGGCGAGTCGGCCACCAAGAGCCAGCGCGAGGCCTTCGACAAGCTGGGCATCAAGGCCACGACCATGGCCCAGGTGATGCAGAAGGACGCCGGCGGGGCAATCATGTCCGTGCTGCAGAAGCTGCGCGCACTGCCCAAAGCCGAGCAGGCCGCGACCATGACGCAGCTGTTCGGCCGCGAGTCGATCGGCGCGATCGCACCGCTGCTGACCAATCTGGAGCTCCTGCAGGGCAACTTCGCCAAGGTCGCGGACGCGCAGCGCTACGGCGGCTCGATGTCGGCAGAGTACGCATCGCGGGTGGCCACCTCGGCCAACTCGCTGCAGCTGCTGAAGAACACCGCTGTGGTGGTATCCCAGTCGATCGGCCAGACCCTGCTGCCGCAGTTCAAGGAACTGACCGAACGCACCGCTGCCGTGGTCGGCCAGGTCACAACGTGGATCCGCGCCAACCCAGCCCTGGTCGGTGCGATCGCCAAGGTGGCGATCGGCGCCGCCGCGCTGGTCACGATCTTGGGCGGGCTGCTGGTGGCCGGCGGCGTGGCCGCAATGGCCTTCTCGCAGATCCACGGCGCCGTCGCGCTGCTGTCGGGCGGTGGCGGCTTTGGTGCGCTGCTGCGGCAGGGGCTGGCGTTCGGCGGCCGCGTGCTGCCCATGCTCGCCAACGGTGCGCGCCTGCTGCTGCCGCTGCTCGGCGGCGTCAGCCTGCCGGTGCTGGCGATCGGTGCAGCCGTTGCGGCGGTGGCGCTGCTGGTGTGGAAGTACTGGGTGCCGATCAAGGCCTTTGCCATCGGCGTGTGGCAAGGCATCGTCGATGTGGCCGCGCCGGTGCTGGCCGAGCTGCAGACCGCGCTCGCGCCACTGGGCCCGGTGTGGGACACGGTGGCCGCCGCGATGGGCCAGGCCTGGGCGTGGGTGAAACAGCTGCTGGCACCGTTCGAGGCCACCACCGCGCAGTTGCATGGTGCAACGCAGGCCGGTCGCGGCTTCGGGCAGATCCTGGGCGCGGTGCTAGTCACCCAGCTACAGCTGGCCGTGAAGGCGATCGGCTGGCTCGTGCAGGCGTTCGTGTTCGTGCTGCCCGTCATCAAGCAGATCCTCGGCGGCGTGTGGCAAACGGTCCAGGGCACCTGGTCGCTGATCGTGGGCGTGTTCACCGGGAACGGCGATCGCATCCGCCAAGGGCTGCTGCAGCTGTGGGCCGGCATCAACCTGCAGCTGGCCAACTGGCCGGCACGGATGCTGCAGGCCGGCGCAGACATGATCAGCGGCCTTGTCCAGGGCATCCGCTCCAAGCTCGGCGCCGCCGGCGATGCAATCGCCAGCGTCGGCAGCGGCGTGGTCGATCGCTTCAAAGGCCTGCTGGGCATCCACAGCCCCTCGCGCGTGTTCACCCAGCTGGGCGACTTCACCATGCAAGGCCTCACCGTGGGCCTGCAGCGCGGCCAGGGCGCGCCTGTGCAGGCCGTGACGGCGCTTGGCAACCGGATGCGTGCGGTGGGCGCTGGGCTGGCCCTGGCAACCGCCACAGCGCCGGTGGCAGCGATCGACAGCCGGGCGCCATTGACCGCACCTGCGCGCGCACCAGGCGCGCCTGCAGGCGGGAACAGCTACGTCATCCACGTCCACGCCGCGCCCGGCATGGACGCCACCGCACTGGCGCGCGAAGTCGCCCGCCAACTTGAAGAGCGCGACCGGCGCACAGCGGCGGCCCGCCGCTCCAGCCTGCGCGACGACTGAGGATCCGCCCTGATGATGATGTCCTACGGCACCTTCGTGTTTTCCCTCGACAGCGCCGCCTTCCTGCAGCTGCAGCGGCAGATGAGCTGGCGCCATGCCACCAGCGAGCGCGTCGGCGCGCGGCCAGCCAGCCAGTTCCTGGGCCCAGGCGATGACACCATCGACCTGTCTGGCTTGATCGCACCCGAGCTCACCGGCACGCGGGCATCGCTGGACACGCTGCGCAAGCTCGCGGCCGATGGTGAGCCGCTGCCGCTGGTGGACGGCGCAGGCGTGGTCTACGGGCCGTATCTGCTGCTGTCCATCAACGAGACAGCCTCGCTGTTCTTCGAGGACGGCACACCGCGCCGCATTGAGTTCCAGCTGAGCCTTCGCCGCGCAGACGACGCCACGCCGGAGGCGACCGCCGCATGAGCTACCCGATTCCGCAGTGGCGCGTGGTGCTCGATGGCATCGACCTCACCGAGCGCATTGCCCCGCGCCTGCTCGATCTCACCCTCACCGAATGCCGCGGCGGCGAAGCCGACCAGCTGGATCTACGCATCCACGACCACGACGGAAAGATGGCACTCCCCAAGCGCGGCGTGCGCCTGGCCGTGGCGTTGGGTTGGAAAGACACCGGCCTGGTCGACAAAGGCACCTTCATCGTGGACGAGGTCGAGTACAGCGGTGCGCCGGACGTCATCACCGTGCGGGCGCGCAGCGCGGATCTCACCGCCGACATGCGCACGCGCCGCGAACGTAGCTGGCACAACACGACACTGGGCGCCGTGCTCAACACGCTGGCCGGCGAGCACGGATTGACGCCGCGTGTGGCAGAGGCGCTCGCGCGCACGAAGCTGCCGCACCTCGACCAGGCCAACGAGAGCGACATGAATCTGCTCACACGCCTGGGGCAGCGCTTTGATGCAGTGGCCACCGTCAAAGCAGGCGCGCTGCTGTTTGCGCCGATCGGCGCAGCCACAACGTCAACCGGCAAGCCATTGCCCACCGTCACGCTAACGCGCCGCGACGGTGACCGGCATCGCTACTCGGTAGCGGACCGCGACGCCTACACCGGCGTGCGTGCGTACTGGGTGGACAAGGGCAAGGCGCGGCGGCAGTCGGTGCTTGTGGGTACAGACGAAAACGCCAAGCGCCTGCGCGAGTCATACGCAGATGAGGCGACGGCACGCCAACATGCACACGCCGAGCTGGAGCGAATCAAGCGCGGCGCGGCGAAGTTCGACTACGCACTCGCGATCGGGCGGCCGGATCTGTTCCCAGAGCAGATCCTCACGGTGAGCGGCTTCAAGCCCGAGATTGATGGGCAACGCTGGTTAATTGCGAAAGTTGCCCACAGCGTCAGCGGTTTCAGCGGCTTCACTACACGGGTTGAATTGGAAACTGCCGTTAAACAACCCTAAATAGAGAAGAAACATCAACAACATAGCGCAACCGTTAACGCGTGCGATTGTTTAGCCAGCCCTCGCGCTTGCCGAGAAATATATAAATTCTTAACCGGGCGTTAGTTCGTGATCACTAATAATAGGATTCCCAAGCGTGCTCCACACAAAGCGCACACCAACAAAATAAAGCCTAACGTCAGATTCATCGTTGTAAAATTTAGATGGCAGAATATCCACTAAATACATTTCAACCTCACCGGACGGCGGATCATCTGCTGCGAAAATTATCTCAATAATCGGGATCGATTCGTCTATCGTTGCTACTGCGTCAACAATTAACTGCGGCAAGGCTTCAGGTGTACGAAGCGCCCTTTCGACCCTAATGAATATGGCAGCGTGCTTGTTCTTGCTGCTACTTAAACCGATTCTGCACCCTTCTGTACGCCAACCAAGCACATAACCAAGGAGTCTAGCAGCACTTATCAGGACAGGCTTTGTAAGCTTCTTCTGTGGCTTCGCAGTTTTTCTAGACAGCTTGGATTTTAATAATCTCTCTTGCACATCCACGCTCTCAACGTCAGACACTGCCACAGATGAAACTTTTGACTGAAGCCGCGCAACTGATTTCTTTAAAAAATCTTTGAGCGTATACATCCAAAAATTATCCACGCCCCCTAGCGACCTCATTTCTTCACGCAGCTCTGGCAAGGGACCAGCCTGGAATCCCCCCGACACTTTCTTCCACCAATCTTCCTTTTCATCAGAGGTCACGAATATTACATTCTTCGTCTTCGCCCTGGAAACATGCCCAATCATTTGCGTCCAAAGCAGGTAGTCGCCGTACCGCTTCTCGAACACCAAATGGCCGGCCATGAACTTAGGATCGCCGCCGTTGTCCTTGTCTACGTCCATATACCCAGGACCCATCTTGACGGCAAACCTCAGCGCGGCGTCTCTACATATACGATCAACTTCTTCCTGAGTAGATGGCGCAGGGCCGACCGAGTTTTTTAGAAGATCATCAAGAGCATTTAGAATCAGATCTGGGCCGTTCGGCTTCAACTGCGCAGCAACGGCAATCTTCGACCGCTCTTCGATTTTTTCCGAAGTCGCCTTCATGTCTTCTATAAGAGAATCTATATCACCCACTCCGCGCTTTGCCAGCTGAAGCTCATCAATTTTTCGATTGTAATCTGCAAACTTCTTTCCGAGGTCATCAAATAAACTCTGCGCATCCCGATGAGCCTTAGCTATTACTGAAAGTCGATTACGGTGAAATTCCAGTCCCACATGATGTGGAATCCAAAGCCTTCCCTTCAAAAGAGAAAAAACTTCAAGAATTTCCTCGCTTGAACCCGCTGGAACCCGATAAAGATGCAGCAACACATTGGTGTCAAGCACGACCAACCCTTCGCTCCAAAGCTTATTGAATTCATCTTCAGTAGGCTGGTAGTAGCCGAGAAAGCTTTCCTTCATGTAGCCCCCTAGTTTTTCACGATGAGCTGCCAGCGCATCTCTTTTTGTGAGTGACTGCTTAAATTGGCAAATCAATCCCTAAACATCAGGCTGCTAGTGCCGATAACGCCCTCTTTTGCGAGGACCAGCTGTCCTATGTTGAGATTGATCAGGATTTCTTTTTTTTCCGGCCGCCCATGTTGATCTGCAAATTGCTTTGGTCAATCGGTGCCCTGGTAGAAATTACAGAACCAATTTCGTTGTTGTTGAACGATACGACCGGGCTCCCCCCAGTCTTCAAAGAAGAGCCATCGGTCAACAGGCCCAACGCCGCGAGCACAGCGTTGCGAACAGCCGGTGATGCACATTTGAACGCGGACAGCAGAAGCTTGTCGGCGGGATCCAACTGCGCCCGATGTCCAGACAGCACATACATGACGTCAACACCACGATCCAATGCGGCGAGTAGGTACGCTCCGCCCGGCAGGTTGACGTCTTTTTCGAAATTCAGCTGCGCATAGCGCGTCAAGCCAAGTTGGACGGCCATTTCTTCCTGGGTGAGGCCTAACCGCTTGCGCTCTTCCTTCAGGCGTTTCCCTACAGACATACAGGCATTCCCTTACTTGACAATGTTGAGTTAAGTCCACAAAATTCCCAAAAGTAGACGGAACCGCCACATGCCCCGTAAGAGTCAAATGCAGCAGTTCACGCCTCGCAGCCCGGAACAGGCGCGAGAGTGGCTTGAGTCGAATGGCATTACGGTCTCGGCATTCGCACGGCAGCACGGCGTGGATCGGTCGGTCGTACATGACCTTCTCCGTGGCCGCTCTCAGGGCAAATACGGCGAGTCCCACAAAGCGGCAATCGCATTGGGTCTCAAGGCACCACCCAATAGTGCCACACAAATCCCAACCGCAAAAAGCTCAAGGGGGTGAGCATGTTTGGTCGGAAGAAAATCGTTTTTCGCTGCGAAGCGTGCAGTGCAAGGCTGATCAAACGCACAAGCTTCCTCGCACACAAGTTCCTTCGACACGACTCCTATGTGTGCGAGAACCCGATGTGCGGCGCGACCTATACAGGCCATTCGGAGTTGACTGGCATTGCCAGCCCCAGCGGTGTGCCCACCTCTCACAGCGAGCTTCCGCCGACACCAGCATATGAGCGCGCACAAGCTCTGCAGGCTTACCGCGAGTCGTTAGGCGACCGCCAGCTGGATCTGATTCCTCTCAGCGGCGAGCCGCTCTTCCCTCACATCTGAGGCATTTTTAATGCGAAAGACCCTTGATTGGGCGGCATTGCCGCCCACGGCGAAGCTTTGCCTGGAGGTCGCCCTCATCCACGGCGGGCTGGTGAAAACCGCGTACGGCTACATTGGCCGCACAGCCCCGACGGACACGGATCAGCGCTTTGGCGCGGTCGTCGTTGCAACGCTGATGCGGGAAGGACTTGCGACCTCTGCTGATGATCGCCTGGTCGTGCTGACCGGCACCGCCACGGCTCTGTTCCACCTCCAGCACGCGAATGGTGAGGTGGGCTCGTGAGGCATGCCAATAGTTGGTTCACCGCACAGGAACCGCGCTTCGTCGATGCGGCGAGCAATGTCCCACAGCGCGTCGCTCCGCACGCCAAGCACGAAGAAGCGCGCCTGCTCGCAGCGGCAATTGATGCGCACCGTCGCGCAGGCGGCGCCTATCACGTGATCGACAACGCCACATCTCCGCCTGCGCCTCGGCGCGTGCTCGGCGTTTAAGGAAGCTCGATGCAAGAGGATCTGCGACAACAGGTGCTGTCCCGGCTGGAACGGGATTACGGACTCAAACACCGTAGTGGCACTGAGTACATGCGCGGCGGCAAGTGCCCGTCGTGCAGCAAGAAAGAGCTCTACACCCACCATCTCAAGCCGTGGGTCGTGAAATGCGGCCGTCAGTCGAAGTGCGGTCGCGAACTGCACGTCAAGGATCTGTACGACGACCTGTTCGACGACTGGTCCAAGCGCTTCCAGCCAACGACGGCAGCGCCCAATGCTGCGGCCGACGCTTACTTGCAGTTCTCGCGCGGCTTTGATCTGGCGCCGCTCAAGGGCCTCTACAGCCAGGACAGCCACTACGATCGCAAGATCGGCGCCGGCACTGCGACCGTGCGCTTTGCGCTGGTCAAGGGCGGCTGGTGGGAGCGACTAATCGACCGCCCGCATCGCTTCGGCAAGCAGAAGGCGCGCTTTGCGCCAGGCCAGAGCTATGCAGGGGTGTGGTGGGCGGCGCCTGCAGCGCTGACAGCCATGCAGACGGCACGCGAGGTGTGGATTGTTGAGGGCATCTTCGATGCCATCGCGCTCCTGCAGCACGGCATGTGCGCGGTATCGGCCATGTCTTCCAACGCATTCCCTGAAGAATCGCTGCGCGAGCTGGCCAAGGCACGCATGGCCGATCTTCCGACACTCGTCTGGGCACTGGACAACGAGCCGGGGGCACGTGCGTACACGCACAAGCACATCAAGCGCGCCCAGGCGCTGGGCTTCAATTCGCGGGCCGCCCAGATCGTCCAGCGCGACGGCAAGAAAACCGACTGGAACGACCTGCATCTGCGCGCGATCGCTTCCGATGATCCCAAGCAGTGGGACAACGACGTCAAGGAAGCACGCTACCAGGGCGACCTGCTCGTGGCCCGCACCGCGGTGGACAAAGGACTGCTGATGTTCGAGCACGATGGCCGTAACGACTTTTGGCTGGAGTACCGCTCCCGCCTGTATTGGTTCGACTTCGACACCCAGCGCTTCGACAAGCTGCGCAAAGAGAAGTTGGGGGACGTCGACGCTGACGATGCGGACGACTTGCAAGCCGAGGATCTGCGGAAGATCAAGCGGGCCGCTTGCTCTGTCCAGAAGATTGCCAACTGCTTCCCGGAAGCCCTGTATTTCCAGCGCCAGGAGGTCACCGACGAAAGCTGGTACTACTTCCGCGTCGACTTTCCGCACGATGGACCCAGCATCAAAGGCACCTTTACAGGTGGGCATGTCGCCAGTGCTTCCGAGTTCAAGAAGCGCCTCATTTCCCTGGCCGCCGGCGCGATGTTCACCGGCAGCGGCCACCAGCTGGACCGCCTGATTGAAGAGCAGACCGAGGCGATCAAGACGGTGGACGCTATCGATTTCGTCGGCTACAGCAAGGAACACCGCGCCTATCTGCTCGGCGATATTGCCGTGCGCGACGGCGAGCTGGTGACAGCCAACGAGGAGGACTATTTCGAGTTCGACAAGCTGCGCCTGAAGACCACGCAGAAGTCCATCCGATTGGAGATCCAGCGCGACGCCGAGGCGTTCCGCGTGGATTGGCTGCCATGGCTGTGGCAGTGCTTCGGCACGCACGGCATGGTCGCGATGACGTTCTGGTTTGGCTCACTGTTTGCCGAGCAGATCCGCATTGGGCACAAGAGCTTTCCCTTCCTTGAAGCCACCGGTGAGGCCGGCGCCGGCAAGACTACGCTGCTGACGTTCCTGTGGAAGCTGCTTGGCCGCTCAGACTACGAGGGCTTCGACCCGGCCAAGTCGTCCAAGGCCGGCCGTGCCCGCGCCATGGGCCAGGTGTCAGGTATGCCCGTCGTCCTGCTGGAGGCGGACCGCAGCGAGCCAGACAAAGCGCACTCCAAGACGTTCGAGTGGGATGAGCTGAAGGACTTCTTCGGCGGCGGCACCCTGGCGACACGCGGCGTGCGCAACGGCGGCAACGAGACCTACGAGCCGCCATTTCGCGGCACCATCGTGATCACCCAGAACGCTGCAGTGGACGCCAGCGAAGCAATCCTGACGCGCATCGTGAAGCTGCATTTCAGGCGGCCGCAGGTCACCACCGAAAGCCGCATCGCGGCCGACAACCTCAACGCGCTGCAGGTCGAAGAAGTCAGCCACTTCCTTGTGCGTGCTGTTCGGCAAGAGCGCGCCGTCCTCGATCTGTTCGCGGAGCGCGCGAAGGTATTCGAGGCCAAGCTGCGGGCGCAGCAGGATCTCCGCCTTGAACGCGTCATCAAGAACCACGCGCAGATGCTGGCGCTGTTCGACTGCCTGCGCCTGGTCATCGCTATCCCGGACGAGATGGTGGAGCAGACGCGGCTCGCGTTGTTGGATATGGCGCTGGAACGGCAGAAGGCGATCAGCGCCGACCACGCGATGGTCAACGAGTTCTGGGAGGTCTACGAATACCTCGAAGCCACCGGACACGGCAAAGCTGTGGTCAATCACAGCCGCGATGCACAGCGGATTGCGATCAACCTCAACCACTTCGCTGCGCGGGCTGCGCAGTTCAGCCAAGCCGTGCCCGATCTCAAGGTGCTGCGTGCGTTGCTCGGTGATTCGCGCCGGCACAAATTCATCGGAGCGAACGTGGCCGTCAACAGCGCTGTCCTCAAGGATGATCTGACGGGTGTCGGCACAACGGTCAAGTGTTGGGTGTTCCAGAAATGAGCGCGCTCGCCCAGGTGGGAAATTTTGGGAAATTTTCGTTGACATCCGCCCAGCAGCGGAGCAACCATTACCCCGTCGCCGCCAAATCGGCGACCGGGATTAGCCTCCTGATTTCTCAAGGCGCACCAGCGCCCATCGATCGATGCAAGGCGCTTTTTTATCGCCCTGCGTTTGTTCGGGCGCTTGCCGGCCAGTTCTATGGCGGGCGGTACGTGGGGGCCGCAAGGCCCGCCGGTTCCTTGAGTCCGGTAAGGCTAACCCGTGCCGTCCGCCACCTCCGATTAGCCTCGGCAGTGGCGGATTCCAGCCAACTCAAGGAATCCACCATGTCCGACGACGCTCAAGAAGCGCCGGCTAATGCCGCGCGTCAAATCGCCCATTTCTTTGGCTTGATCGCCGACACCCTCGACTGGAATCACACCGCCTGGCTCGCCCTGCAGGCGAAGCTGCAAGCCACGGGCAAAGCTCCCGAGGCACTGACACTGGCCGATGTCGAGGCCGCTATTTCCAGCATCAATGCCGACCCGGCCGAGGTGCGCCAGTGAGCCGGCGCGACTTGCACAAGGCGACGCGCATCGCTCCAGGCGTCTACCTGCTCCTGCAGATCCGTGCGACCGACGTGCTGGCAGAGCTGTACGCCGACGGTCTGCATGACAGCCCACCGGTGATGTTCGCCTGCAGCGCGATCGATGAGCCGAGCGCGTTGTTTCTTGTCGATGACGGCACCGGCTTGGTCATCGGCTCGTTGCACGTGGTCATGCCGGAAGCCGAGGCCGCCGCGCTGCAGGAATGGGTGATAGAGCGAATGCCTGCATTGGAGGTGGCTTGATGGACGCCACTCATCCGAACACACACCTGCCGGAGGACGCTGATTTCTCGATCAGCGAAGAGGAACAATTCCGACTCTGGCGCGCGTATCACGCGGCGGCATTGCTTGCCGCGCTGACCAACGACATCGCGATCGAGGCAGGCATCAATCACGACGGACCGGCGGCAGTGGCCGAGTACATCCGCCACGAACTGCTTGATGTCCTCGGCGGCGCGCAGTGCCTGCGCGAGCTTGATCCCAGCATTTCGCCATCTGGCGCCGACCTGATCTAACCCCGCAACAGCGGGCCGGCGGGCGGTGCTGTAACACCGCCCCAAGGCCCTCCACCAACGCAACTCAGGAGAGTCGATATGCAACAGCAAACTGGAACACGTCCAGCCACGGCAGCACGTCCGCTGGCTTTGGGCACCGGACCCGGCCCGGAGGCTACCACGCCGGCCGTCGTCGCCTACGACAGAGGCACGGGCGACTGCTCAGCGACCATCACCATGCATGTCACGCATGGCTCGGTCGTGGTCACTGCCGCTCTGAGCATGGGGCCGCTCCGCGAAGCTCGCCAGTCTTAGGAGCGCCGCCGCGGCCCCGGTAGCGGCTGGAAGCTCATCGACGGCCCTCGCTTGTGGACCAAGGCGGAAGGCTGCATCAGCACAGAGCTTGCCGAATTCATGGACGGCCTGGACTTCCCCTTTGACCTGGCCAACATGCTGCCGCGCAGGCCAACTGCGGCCGCAGCTGCCGCTGTGGCCCAGGCCGCACGGGAGGTGAGCCATGGTTGAGTTGCTCGCTTTCGCGATGGTCCTGGCCCCGGCGGCCGGTGGCGCCCTGGTGTACAGGCTGTGGACCACCCGCCGCCCGCGCCTTACTCAGACCGGCTTGGCGGTCGGCCAGGTACCGCAGCGGCTGCGCCGTCGCGCTCGGATGGCCGTCCGCCGGGAGGTTGCTCATGGCTAAGTCCGTTGTCGTGGTCGGTCCCCAGGGAAGCGGCAAGACACTCAACGCAGAAGCCATGCGCCAGTTGTATGACCTGCAGGCTGTCGTCGACCTCGACGAAGTGCTGTTTGGGCTGCGCGCCGATCGGGTGGAGCCAGAAGGACAACTGATCTTGACCTGCAACGAGCAGCAGGCCCGCACGTGGTCAGTGCGCTGGGGCCTGACCGTTGTGCACATCGATGTTGTGCGCGCCCGCCTGGGCGCCGCCTGGAGGGCGACCCTATGAATCTGCAGCGCACGATCGAGATTGCGCGCGCCGCCGCGCGGTTGGGAGAGCCTGGCCCCCTGTCCACGGGTGAGGCACTCACCGCCGCCCTGGTGCTGAATCGCCACGACTGGCTGGCAGATATGGGATATACCGCCGCCCAGGCGCTGGACCGGATCGACTCCGACACCGTGCAGCACCTGCGAGATGCCGAGCGCGTACTAAGCCTGGAGGTACCGTGACGCAACGTCAGGTCGACCACGACAACACTTTGCCGCCTTGCGCAAATGGCCATGTGGCCCGACACATGCTTGACGCCCGCCGCGTTGAGGCGGGCGGCGGGCACTTCATTGAGTGCGTGTGCGGGCGCACGCAGAAGCATCCCAGCTACGAGCTGGCCATGACCGAGTGGCGCCGCGCCCATCGGATACGCACGCCGCGTCAGCCACGTCCTTGCCCGGCAAACGTGGTGCAGCTCGGCCTGCGCTTTACCGGCACGCGCCAGCGATGATCGATAGCGCGAGCAGCGAGGGCCTACGTCGGGCATGTGAGGCGCGCCACTGGCTCCGCCAGGGCTACGTGAGCGCGGCCAAGGTAGGAGAGCTGCGGCTCCGCATCGCCGCCCAGCGCGGCTATGCGGCGGCTGACTTGCTGGTGGAGGAGATGCGCATGCAATGGCGACGCAGACGGGAGTGGGACATGGAGCAACGTGCGTGAGCAGTGCGGTCATCACGTTCGAGGATCTGCGCCGCCTCTGCGCGCCGGTCGGCCCTGTTCCCCGCGCGTCCACGGTAGTGCGCTGGGCTCGCGAGCAAGGAATTCTCTATAGGTACGACGGACAAGGCGGGATCTGGACCACGCTAGACGCACTCAATGCGGCGTTGGGCCTGGCCCAGGCAACGACCGAGCTACACAACAAGGAACTCATCTGATGGGACGCGGCAGGAAGCGCAAGTTCAACCCGGATATCCCTCGGCACATCGACCAAGACGCCCTCCCGAAGGGCGTCTACTGGGCCGATGGGCGCTGGTACATCATCGAGCCGCATCCGCAGGGCGGCCCGACAAGGAAGCGCACGATCGCCTACGCCGATGCGCGGCTTTCTGACCTCCACGCAGCCAGGGAGGCATCGCGAGGGGCCGGCCTGGTCGGCTCGCTGCAGTACCTGGCCAACGCGTTCAAGCAATCCACCGAGTACCGCGATCTGTCCCGCAGCACTCGCGATGACTACGATCGCCATGCCGAGGTGGCGTGCGGTTACGTGCTGAAGGACGGCAGCAAGTTCGGAAGCCTACTGGTCGATCGCTTGTCCGTTCCCTTGGTGCAGCGCCTGGTCGAGGCACTCGCCAAGGGGCGGGAAGCAACTGCTATCCAGCCCGCCTTGCTTGCCCGACCATCCACCGCCAATCACACGCTGCGTTATCTGCACCGGCTGTTCGCTTGGGGCATACGTATTGGCCATTGCAAAACCAACCCGGCCGGCGGCGTGCGGGCAGCCAAAGAGCGTGCCGATGCAAAGATGCCGGACCCGCAGTCGTTCCTGGCGGTGCTTGAGTTCGCTAAAGAGCGCGCTGCGTTGCCACTGCATGCCAAAGGCGCGGTCCCGCCGTACATGCCGGCAGTGATGGTGCTGGCCTATAACGCGCGTCTGCGAGGGATCGAGGTGACAGACCTGACAGACGCCGATGCGCTTCAGCAGGGAGTGCGGTGCACGCGCCGGAAGGGTTCTCGCGACAACATCACCCTGTGGAACGATGATCTTTGGTGGGCGTGGACCTGGCTGCGGGACTACCGCGCCCAACGCATCCAGGCACATAGGCGACCGGTGCCCCTGCGCCCCGAGCAGCGCGGGCTATTGGTCACCCAGACTGGCACCCGCTTGGCGCGCTCGACACTAAAGACGGCCTGGCAGCGCTTGATCACCGCAGCGATCGAGTTCGGCGTGATTGAGGAAGAGGCGCGCTTTACGCTGCACGGGCTCAAGCATCGCGGTGTCACCGATACACGTGGCACGCGGGCACACAAGCAAGATGCTGCAGGACACGTCACGCCGCAGATGACGCATCGCTACGATCACGAGCTCCAGGTCATTGCACCGCCGGAGTTGCCCACTGATGAGGCGCTGGCGAATGCACTGGCGTTCGTCGACTTGCTCGACTCCTCAGCGTCGTGA